TAGTCTATCGGTTAAATGATGAATAACATCTCCTTCAAAAAATAATGCTACATGATTTAAAGTTGGGTGTAAAATGCTCATAAGAAGCACATCTCCATCTTGTAGTTTTTCATCAGGTCTAAGTTCTCTAAAATTAGTTCTCCAAGCACAATCTTCAAACAGAGGTTTATTGTTAAATTCCTCTAATGTTGCAGGTCTTTCCCAATCTCTAAGTTCAATATTTCTCTCTTCTTTATACCAATCTCTTATCAAGCTCCAACAATCTGTTATACCCCATACCCATTGACGGCCTAATAAAGGTGGCTTGTAACCACAAGGTTCTAAATATGCCCATTGTTCTGTCTTTGGATTAACAATATGCCAGGG